AATACACTATTTATGAAAGAGGTAATAACATGGGTTTCTTAGATAATAGCGGCGATATTATATTAGACGCAGTATTAACAGATGCTGGTAGAGCAAGACTAGCAAGAGCAGATGGTTCTTTTCAAATAGCAAAGTTTGCATTTGGAGATGATGAAATTAATTATGGTTCTTATAATAAGAATCACCCATCTGGTTCAGCATATTATGATTTAGATATTCTACAAACCCCTGTCTTTGAAGCTTTTACCAACAATACATCAATTTTGAAATACAAACTTCAATCAATCTCAAGAACAAATTTACTTTATTTACCAGTATTAAAACTAAACGTACAGCCCAGTTATGGAGGCTCACCAGATTATGCTTTAGATTCAACCAATTATAATTATTTAGTTGCTTGTGATACAACAACTGAATCTTTAATTGGTGGTGAAGAAGGCGTTATAAAAGGCGTTTCAAACTCTAATAACTACATTGTTATAGATCAAGGTTTGGATACAACTGAGATCTCTAGAACCTTTACTATAGATTCAGATTTAAAAGAAACACAATACCTAATAGAAGTTGATAACAGATTTGGTTCAATAGTATACGACTCAACATTAGCTACCTTATCTTTTATTGATGATGATAATATTGCAAGCTATTATTTATCAACTGCTGACTCACCATTTGTTACATCAATTCCAGTACCTTCATCAACCGATAGAAATAGTTCAATTGACGGACCAGTTGGAACAAGATTAAAGTTTGCTATTAGAGCCTCACTTGATCTTAATAGTAGCACATTTTTATTTACACAACTAGGTACAACTGTTAGTTCAGCAATACTAACTGGCCGTGGTAGTGATAATTATTATGTAATATCTACAAATATAAAAGTTACTGGTGTTACAACTGGTTACTCAATAAATGTTCCAGTTAGATTTGTAAAGAAAGTAGTATAATAAAAATAAGGATATAAACATGGCGACAACTTTTAAAACATTATCAACATCAGATGTAACAAGTACAAAAACTTTACTTCATGAGGTAATTCCACTTACTGGAACCATAGTGTCTGGTACTTACTCAGATAATAATATTAAGAACTATTCGCATGGATTATTCCAAAGTGTATATGATTATCCTTATTTAAGCTCCTCTGCAAATCACATATTTGATATAACGGTAGGCTATTCTTCAGCTAATTCTTTATCAAGTTCTACAAATACACAAAATTCTAAAAAAATAAACATTTATAATCAAATGGCACAAGTTTTGGTTGGACACGATGTAACTGGAACTATCATGGCATTTGACCAAAATGGTGATATTACTAGCGGTGAAACTAAATTTAGAGAATGTTATTTTATGTCTTTTGCTAGATTACTTGCAAAAGATGAAATTAAAAAAGGCTCTTTTACTTTAACATTAGGTACTGGATCTTCTACTACACCATTTACTGGAACTAAAACATTATCTGATTATAATGCAGCAAATGCTTTCAAAGTCAATTCACCAGCAGGAGAATATGGTCTACTATACACATCTTCTGCTGACGCTGGAACAACTTCATTGGCCGTTGGTCACGTTTATTACCAAACTGGTATTGCCGTTCTTACAGCCTCTGTATTTGAAAGTGCTAATTTTAGCGGATCATTCTCTAGAACTAATTCCCTTACTGGCTCTACCATACAACAATTATCAGACACACTCAGAAAGAGAATTCAAAATGTTCAATTTAACAATACTACAGAATTAAACTCAACAATTTATTTCTGTCGCGCTTCTCATAATGAGTTTAATTATTCTTCTAATCCAACATATCTTTCTTCAAGCAAGATTGTTGTGAAGAATACTTCAACAGATTCTCCAGTTTCTTACATAACAACTGTTGGTTTATATTCTGCTGATAATGAACTTTTAGCTGTAGCAAAACTTTCTGAACCTTTAAGAAAAGATCCAACAAACGAACTTACAGTAAGAGTAAGATTAGACTACTAATGATATGTCAATATATAAATTTAAAAATTCAGATATTTTATTAAATTATGTAAAAACTTATCCACAAAACAATTTTTTTATTTATAATTCTAAAGCATACTATAACTATAAACCACAAATCAGTGGTGCTTTTACTAGTTCAATAACGTGTGTAGAACCTGGATTTGTGAGTCTGTATGAGTTAAATATAGATAGAAACGAAACACAAACTGGTTTTATATATCCATTTATAACAAAAAATGGTACGTTAAGTTCATTTAAAACAGTAACAACAACCGAGTTTGATAGTGAATTTGACTATGGTGACACAATCACTGGCTCTTATCCTTTGTCTTCTAGTTTGTATAGAAATTATTATCAAACTGGACAATCCAGACCACATATAAATTCATTAGAAAACACTTTAAATTATTATAAGAATATTTCTACTCATTATTCTTATTCTTCTTCTTTAGGAAATAAAGCTAATCAAGAATTAACTTTGATAAGTATACCATCAATATTTTTTGGAAAACAAATAAAAAAGCGTTCTGTAAAATTAGATTTTTATATTACTGGTTCTTTAATAGGAACTTTAGAAGATAAAAATGCAAATGGTGAATTAATTCAAACAGCTCCTTATGGTTCAACTGGGTCTGGTTCTACTGCTGGTGTTGTACTATACAACGAAGGTTTTATTATCTTAACTGGCTCTTGGAAGCTTGAAAATGGTATAGCTAGAGATTACATTAGTGATACAGATAATCTTTTAACATCTTCTTGGATATATTTTGGAAATGGAATAAATGGTGATATAAAGACCCAAGCAGGTAGTTTGTCAGATGTATCTTACAATTTATATTTTGAAGGAACACACACTATTCCAACAATAACTTTGTTTGCACACGCACCAAGAGGAGAGTTGAATCATTCAAACAATCCAACTTATATAAAGTATTCTACTTCTAGTTCGTTTGCAACAAGTTCTACTTCTTTTGTTGAAAGTAATGTTTTAGAAATTAAAAACACAGTTTACTCACAGTATGACGAACCAACTGGATCTTTTCAAAAACAAACATTTATAAGTAAAGTTGGAATATACGATGAAAATAAAAATCTTATAGGTATTGCAAAATTAGCTAAACCAGTTAAAAAGACTGAAGAAAGAGACTTAACTTTTAAACTTAAAATTGATTTGTAGGTAAATATGAAACCTGGAATATTAGGGCTTGATGTAAGTTCTTCCAAAATAGGGATTGCCGTTTTGGGTGAAGATAGAAAGATATTAACATCTGAAGTTATAAAATTAAAATCTGACGACTCATTAGAGAATCGTGCTTTGATGTTAGAAAATAAGTTAGAAAAATTAAAAAAGTTTTATTTTATTGAAGACATATATGTTGAAGAACCATTTATAGCTTTTGGTGGTGGAAAAACAACCGCACAGACTATGGCAACTCTTCAAAGATTTAATGGAATGTGCTGTTATACCGTTTACAGAGTGTTTGATAAATCACCAAACATGGTTCAAGTTAGAAGTGCAAGAAGTAAATTAGGGATTAAAATACCTAAAGGAACTGCACAAAAAGATTCTAAAAAGTACATAATTGAGTATGTTGAAAAGAACCACCCAGAATTTAAATATAATTTAACAGTTCATGGTAATCCACAACCAGGAACAGATGATAGAGCCGATGCAATTGTTATTGCTCTATACGGGCTTGACCAGCAAGTTTAACAATGCTATGATTGATTCATGGCAACCAAAACATCACTACTAAGTTCGGCACTCGGAGATTACAGAAAGTCTGGTGACGAACTTCTTTTTTTCTGTCCTTTCTGTCAGCATCATAAAAAGAAACTATCTGTAAATTTAAAAACAAACAACTATAAATGTTGGGTTTGTGATGAACGTGGACGAAACGTTCGTCGCTTGCTTAAGACTCGTCTATCCTATTCTCAGCTTTATGAGTGGGATAAAATTAATAATGTTGTTGATCTAACACAACTTGACTCCAACATTTTTGACGAAGAACAGACAGTAGTTGAAGAAATAATTGAGCTACCACCAGAATTTGTTTCTCTTGCAAATAAAAATGTTCCACTATCTGCACGATTTGCTTTGAAGTATCTTTATGATAGAGGCTTCAACAAAGAAGACGTTGTAATGTGGAAAGCTGGTTGTTGCTTGACAGGTGAGTACAAAAATAGAATCATCATTCCATCTTTCAATGAAAATGGAGATGTAAACTATTTTATTGCTCGTTCATATACAAATGACTTTCCAAAGTATATGAATCCAAAAGTGTCTAAAGACATTGTATTTAATGAACTTTATCTTGATTGGAACGAAGACATTACAATTGTTGAAGGTGTATTTGATGCGATGAAAGCAGTAAATGCAATTCCTCTATTGGGTTCTACACTAAATCAACAATCAAATCTGTTTAGAAAGATTGTTCAGTATGATCCAAAAGTCTACATTGCTCTTGACCCAGATGCAGAAAAGAAAGCATCAACACTTATTCAGAACCTCGTTGGTTACGACATTGAGCTTTACAAAATAGATGTTTCTGGTTATGATGACGTAGGTACAATGCCAAAACACGTTTTCTTAAACAGAAAAGAAAGAGCAGAACCAATCGGAGAAGATTGGGTACTAGAGCATAGTTTGCTTGCAATCTAAAAATAAATTAGGTCATGACGGAAATTTAATACTACTTATAAAAGGAGGTTTCCGTCATGATTGGAATATATAAAATAACAAATGTAATTAACAATAAAATTTACATAGGAAGTTCAACAAGGTGTTTGAATGATAGATTTAGTGTCCATAAATCATTGTTAAACAACAATAAGCATCCAAATTCTCATTTACAAAATGCTTGGAATGAGTATGGAAAAGAAAACTTTACTTTTGAAGTAATAAAAGAATTAAAAGATAAAAATTTAGTTTTAGAAATGGAAGAACAATTTATACAAGAACTTGATACAACAAATAAAGAAAAGGGGTATAATGTATTTTCTAAAACTAATATTAATCCAATGACTAATAAAAAAACAAATGGTATGAAAGGGAAAAAACACTCAGATAATTCCAAACAAAAAATAAAAGAAAACCATGCTGATTTTTCTGGTGATAAAAATGGTAGAGCAAAATTAAATTGGGATATAGTAAGAGAAATTAGAAAATTATATAAGAAAAATACTTATGGATTAAAAAAAATAGCAAATCAATTTAATATTGGAATTACTACAGTTTCACATATAATAAAAAACGAAACATGGAAAGAAAAAGAGGTATTTAATGAAAATAGCACACATTAGTGATACTCATGTAAAATTAAATAAATTTCATAAAGAATATAGAGAAGTATTTTCAAAAATTTACTCAATAATAAAAGAGGAAAAAGTAGATTATGTAGTACATACTGGTGATTTGTTTCACAACAAACTGGCTTTATCACCAGAGGCCGTCAACCTTGCAGCAGAATTTTTACAAAACTTAGCAAATATAGCCCCAACTTATATAATTGCTGGTAACCACGACGCAAACTTGTCTAATAGCGATAGAATGGATGCAATCACACCAGTAGTGAACTTATTAAATCATAAACAACTATTTTATTTAAAAAAATCTGGTGAAACAAACCTAAAAAATAATTTTGTTCTTAATGTCCTTTCGGTCTTTGACGAGGAAGGTTGGGTAGAACCCTCTAACCCAGATGCTATTAACATTGCTCTTTATCACGGTTCTGTAAACGGAGTAAAGACAGATACAGGATTTGTTCTTGAAAAAGCCGATCACGACGTATCAATCTTTGAGGGTCACGATTACGCTTTTCTTGGAGACATTCATAAGACTAATCAGACACTTGATAATGAAGGAAGAATCCGATACCCAGGATCTACTCTTCAACAAAATCACGGTGAGACAAATGATAAAGGATTTCTTATTTGGGACATTCAAGACAAGCTCTCATTTGATTGCAGACACGTTGTAATCGATAATCCTAATCCGTTTATCACAGTTGAACTTGAAGAGAACGGAGAGCTTCCCAGCAACGTTTCAATACCTCCTAATGCAAGACTTCGATTGCTTTCTAGAACCAATCTTCCAGCAGAGATTATGAAGAATGTTGGTGACATAATCAAAGAAAAATGGAAGCCAGAAAGTGTTTCTTTTTTATCCAAGAACGTCGCCAGATCAAAAGAATTAAAGGAAAGTGTAGATGGTATTGAAAAAGAAGATTTGCGTAATGTAAAAGTTCAAGAACAATTAATTGAAGAGTTTCTTATAAACTACAAAGTACCATCAGAAGTATTAGAGAAAGTATTTGAAATTAATAAAAAGTTTAATACAGAAGTTGAATCAAAAGAAGAAGTTGCACGAAACATTAATTGGAAAGTTGAATCTCTAGAATGGGATAATCTTTTTAATTATGGTGGTGGCAACAAGATTAATTTTAAGAATCTGCAAGGTATTGTCGGAATCTTTGGTAAGAATTATTCTGGCAAGTCTTCAGTAATTGACAGTATCCTTTACGCTCTTTTTAATACAACTTCCAAGAACGAAAAGAAATCATCAAACGTAATTAATACAGCAAAGAAAAATGCTGTTGTAAATTTAAAATTGTCAGTAGACGATAGTGAATACGTAGTTGCTCGTACTTGCGAAAAGACAATTAAGAAAGATGGAACAGAAGAAGCTAAGACAGTTCTAAATTTTATTGGTGACGGTGTTTCACTTAACGGAGACTCCAGAGTACAAACAGATGCAAACATTAAGAAAATGTTTGGAACTATTGATGATTTTATGCTTACATCAATGTCTTCTCAGCTCGACTCACTTTCATTTATTCGTGAAGGCTC